TTGATGTAATAATTCCAGCGGGAGCGACAGGGTTTAGTGCAAGGTAATCGTCAAGGTTCGCAAATCTAACGCTCTTCACCCCTCCAACAGCATCGCGGCAGTCAAGGTCATATGAGTAGCTGAGTGCACATCCAGTATATGCCATTTTTTTTAGTTTTTAGAGTGAAGGGGAGAGCCGAAGCCCTCCCCGATTAGATTAAAGAGATATAACAGAAACTTGGTCAGGGAAAGCTACCTGTGCGCCTACTGTCAATTCAACCGCAATTTTGAACTTACGGTCGTCTAAACTATACCAGCTCATTATTGAACTTGCGTCAGAATCCAAGTCCATGCCCACATACATACCGCTGGTACGTGCAAGGTAAACATCGTTTACTGCGCTAAGTCCGCTTGTAGCTTGAATCTTCAAGTTAGTACCCGGCATAACCATTGACAAAGAACCCATTTCAGTTTGGTAACCTTGAAGCTGACCTCCAGCAGTTACGTAAGATGCGCCAAGACCGTTCTGAATAGCAATCGCTAACGCTCTGAATTTGTCAGCACCAACGAATACAACAGCATCATCGTTTTCGATAACAGCATCAGCAGCCGCTTCGTAAACTCGCTGAACCGCTTCAATCATATTGTTAGCAGTCAATGCTGTAGTTAAAACAGAACCCGAACCGAACGCAGTTGTGTTTGCATCGATGTAAGAACCTCCAAGAATAGCATCACGGAAGCCGTTGAAGAATTGGTAGTTACCTGACCCAGTAGGAAGGCTTGAAGTTGGCGAAGCACCAACTGATTTCCAAATCATCTTCTCCAACTCAGCAGCGATTTTACTTACCAAGTGGTTAGCGAAGAACTCCTCGAAAGGAATTGTTTCGTAATGCGCTCCGCTTGGAAGTTGAGTTCTAAGGTAAATAGCCTCAAGTTCTTTAGGACAGAACTCCATTTGTAGCTTCAATTTAGCTGGGTCGATGAATCTCTGCGTTAGAGTGATGTCTCCATCTTCGTTCCAAGCACATCCGCTTCCATCTTGGAAGTTAATGTCGATGTCGGCTAAGTTGATGGCACTTTTGCCCTTAACTCCAACTTGTTTTTCAACAAGAGCCATTGTTGGCGAAGATGTCAAAGCCTTCGCGATTAGCGGAAAATTCTGCTCTTCAATGTAAGCTTGAAGTCCGCTTGTTAGTGGTGATGGTGAAAATCCCATTTTAGTATAATGTTTTTTGGTTTATTTCTTTGTAATTACTCGCATCTTCTCAACCATCTCGGTGTAGTCGATGCCTTTGTTAAATGGATTAGATACTTTTTTTGAAGGCTCTTCTTTTGGAGTAGCCGCCATCTTCTCAACGATATCGGTAATTAAACCAACAGCTTTCTCGATGTCGGTTACCTTCTCAGTTTTAGCGAATTTAGCCTCTGCTATTTTGCTTTCAATCAATTCTGAAACAGCAGAAAGGATATCGGCTTTGAATCCTTCAGAATCGAATTTCTCCTCAGTTTCCTCAGCAGCCATTTCTTCCTCTTTTTCTTCTCCAGCTTCTTCCTCAACTGGCTCAGGACTCATAATCTCAACAATCAAACCGCCCTCAGTTCTTACGATATCTCCACTTTCAAGTTCGTGTTCGCCATCAGGTGCTGGTACTACTTCGCCATCCTCTCCAACTACGGAAAGAGCCGCTCCGATTTCTAAAGATTCATAACGTACAATGGTGCCATCTATTAATTTGGCATCTTCAAACTTCTCCTCAGTCTCGCTGAAAAGTAGCTTCTTGATTTCGGGCAACTTAGACCCGACAAGTTCTGAAATGTTCATAGGTTGTTTTTTGATAAATAGCAATTCTTGTAAAGTGTGCCACTTGGCTATGCCCGTAGTGCTTTCTCCACCTCTTCGATTATCATTTTGTCAACATCCATTTGGCGAGATTCGCTGAACACTCCTTCAACACTGAACCCTTTGAAAGTTCCTTTCTTAACATCCTCCCAAACCTCATCGTTATCCACCTTGTAACTCACGAACCAAGAACCGTTAGGTAGTTTGTCAAATCCTTTAGGCGTTGGCTTCATTTCGTCAATCAGGAAGCTCTCAAACATAAACACGCCATCAACTTCTGTTGAGTGGTCTAAATTGGTCGCGTTGGTCTTGCCATCCTTCATAAACTTGTAAGCTATCTTACGAATTGCATCAGAGTCAAAAACAACGTAATACTCGCGCCCATCCTCATCTCTACGGTAGATAGGGTAATCGGCAACCATTGCCGCACCGCTTACAATTCTCTTCTCTTCGTTTAGTGCGAACTTGTGCTTCTTGTTAAACGCCATCCAATTACGCTCAATAGCTGGATGGTCAACGAGTGAAATAGCATCAAGACCAGTTTCGTGGTCTTCGTCAATTGTCAAATATATTACTGGTAGTTTTTCCATTACCCAAAGTTTGCTTGTGATTCGATTTGATTAACATTGTTTTGGTTGCCCGTTACTTCTGTCTCAACGACATAGGCTTGAATTGGCGCAAGTTGGGCTTGTTCCGCCCCTCCGAGTTCGGTAGTTCCCGCAGTCGCTTGTTGGATAGCTGGAGCAGTTGCCACTTGTGGTGCTGCTGGTGGTGGTGCTGAACCTCCTCCAACATTAGCCGTGTTTAGCGTTTGAACAGCCGAAGCAATACCAGCAACAACCGCAGCGACCCCAGTAGCTATTGCAACAAGGTTACCCGGATAAGGTACACTTTGCGCTTGAGCAATTGCACCCGTTATAGCTTTAGCCGTGTCTATGGCTATCTGTGCAACCGCTAACGTCTTCTGAAGTGCTACCGCTTCTTTTGATTGGTTGCCACTTGCCGCTATGAGTTGACCTAATGAACCAAGAACCGCTCCAGCCGCAGTCAGACCATCTTGCCTTAATTTCTTCTTATCGGCTTCTGCTTTCTTAACATCTGCAACCGCCTTGTCTTCAAGTTCCTTTTTCTTTTTAGCTTGTGCCTCAAGTTCTTCAAGTTCTTTGTCTCTGAACTCTTGCCGTATTGCTTGGATTTCTTGGTCGGCTATCGCTTCAAGATTCTTTCGTAGTTCAATTTCTGCAATAGAATCTCCTTCAATTTTTGCGAGTTTATTCTCAAGAGCAAGTTCAGCCTCCGCAACCTTTCTTTCTTCCTCGTCTCTGATGAGCGCAATACGTGTTTCTTTTAGTTGCTCAAGAACTTCAAGTTCCTTTTTGTTCGCTTCTTCAAGCCTTTTCTGTTCATCGTCTGCTCGTTGCTTTCGCTCTGTTTCGATTTCACGTTCTAAGCTATTTAATTCAGTCTTTAACCTTCTGTTTAGGTTCAAAGAATTGAGCTGAACTTGGGCAACCTTTGCCTCTTGGTCAGCTATTGCTTGAAGTGTTGATTCATCCGATTCATTGAGTGCGGCTTGTTCTTGCATTATGCGAAGCTTCTCTTCTTCGTTTGCAAGTTCTTTAGATGTTAATTCAGCCTCAAGCGCAGCCGCTTCTTTTAGTTTTGCAATTCGCTCTTCTGCTGACCTTGTTTCGTCTTCAGCCGCAAGCCTTGCTTCAGCAATTATTTGTAACGTCTTTGCCCTTTCAACTGCAAGTTCTCGCTCCTGAACTTTTACTTGATTCATTGCCCTTTCGAGAGCAATAGCCGCTTTCGTATCTTTTACAATTTCATCTCCTAAACCAGTAAAACTATTCTTCAACGTGTCAACCGCCCCTGAGAAATCTCCGCTAAAGAACTGAATAAAAGACTCTCCAAGACCGACCATTGCGTCTTTCACAACGCCAACCGCAGCACCGACCGCAGCCATTGCAATTCGCAACTTCTGAGCTCCTCGTTCTGTTTCCGTAAAGTAAGCAACCAAAGAACCTATAACCACAACCAAAGCTCCAAGACCCGTTGCAATCAACGCACCTCTCAAAGTTTTGAGAGCCGCAATTCCCGACTTAATACCTCCGACCATAGACTGAAAGGCTTGAGCCGCTCTACCTACTGGTCCTGGTAAACTTGTAGCTTGTTTTCCAGCAGCATCAAAGCCGCTCTTTATTTGGTCGGTTGACTTCTTTGCTTGTTTCTCAACTCCTTTAAGTTCATTCTTAACCTTGCCGAGATTCTTATCCGCACCATCAACTTTTACATCAACCTCTATTGCTACTTTGGTCGCCATTAAGCTGGAATTAGTCGGTAATTAACGTGAATGGTAATGTCTGAATCTCCAGCCGTTGGATTTCCTGAGTCAACGGTTACGGTCAATGCCTTGTTTGCAATTAACTGAGTTAGCGAAGGAGAGCCTACTTCCGTAGTTCTAAACTTGCCAATTTGGGCAACGGTTGCGCCAATGTCAGCATTTGCTTGTTGACTCGTAGCCGTGTCTGTGATTAGTAACATTCCCGTATTTGTTGCGTAAGCTGTTGTGTTAAAATCAACATTAACACTTGCGCTAACTACTTCGATAGCATAACCACTAACCGCTCCAACCAATGTAATTGGTGTTGTGTTTAATGTCAAAACATCAGCACTCGCAATTGTCAAAGAAACAGAGCCACCCAAACAAGTAACTCCGTTATCATCTCTCGACCAAAGAACGCCATCTGCTTGGTTGAAGAATAACTCTCCTTTGTAGATGTCCGTAGATATCCAAGTTCCATCAGTATGGTCGTTTGAACTGGGTACGGTTGGAACGGTTGCCGTTACCGTTGACCGTTTAATCTTGATTCTCGAATCTTGTGTTGCCATTATTGCTCTCCTCCTTCTATTATGTAAATAGCTATTTCAGAAAATTGTGTCTGCACTATGTCCTCGCCACCATCCACCGTGAAGATGTTTGTGCCGCCATTTAATGCCCTAACTTCATTCAATCCGCCATCCAATACCTCCACGTTGTCTTGTTCTTTTCCGTTGATATAGGTAACGTTTGAATCGGTTACAATTATTCCATTTGTGTTGATTAGTTGGACATTGTGAAGCCCTCCAGCTATTTGGTTGTCGTTTCCGAAGATGGTAATGTTCTTCGAACCTTCGCCTATGCTGTTTCTACTTCCAACCACTTTGAACGCTGTAACGCTCTGCCCGATGTTGTTATCCGCTCCGCTAACTTTCCCTTGAAAAGCTGGGTATTTGTTGCCGTTGGTTTTCAATTCACTCGAAGGCGATGGCATTCTTTCCTTGCCTAAATAACCTCCAGCATTCAAACTCTTCTCTGATTTTTGAAACGTAACTGGCTCTTTGATTTTAATCAACTCAACCTTCGTTAACCCCTCTTTAAAAGGGTTGTAGTTCATTACTTTGTTAAGCCTCCAGTAAGAGTTATCGATTACTATTTGGTCGCGGAAATCCAACTTGTTGATGTCGGTTGGCTCAAGGTAGAACATCGCAGTCATTACCTTGCTGTCCTTATCCGTTACCTCATTAATATAGTTACGGTGGTAAAGGTTGTAGAGGTTCGCGTTGGTTACTTGTATCTGACCTGTAAAACCGTTAGTTTGATAGTACAATTCCAAAGGCAGCCCAAAGTTGATGTCTATCGTTGGCGTTATTGGGTTGTCCCAATGTCCAGCGTAAGGGTAAACGGTTGTATCAAAGTCATTAAAAGGATGCTTTCGATGTTTCCAACTTGGGTTGCTTTGTAATAACCCTCCGTAATACATTATCCGAATGTTTGCGTCTGTTGGCATCGCGCCTTCCTCAATGTCAGCATCCCAAATTGCTGGAATAATTCTATTTGATACCCCATCGTTTACCAATGGAGATGGTGAAAAAACAACCTCCACTTCTTTTGAACTCTGCACAAAGTCGTTATCTACTTCGATTCTTGCTCTTCCGTAAGCGTGTCCTCTGTTGTTTTGGTATCGCTCGTTGTAGTAATCGCCATCTTCGGAGTAAGTGTAAATGTACTCCCTATCTGTTATTAAACCCAAAGGCTCAATCGTTATATTCTTGTCCCTTGCGATTTTATACGTCCAGTCTTTCGTGCCGCCTTCTGAGTAGAATGTATCTCGTGTTTCAATTAGTAGGTTTCGCTCGTTGTTCGGGTCAATTTCGACATAAAGGTTGAACATCTTAAATATAGATGTCAAGAACTCCCTCATTTCTACATCAGGTAAATGCCTCGATAATTCTACCGTGTCTCCTTCATAGATTCTATCTTTGATTGGTTCGTTCTCAAAAAAACCGCCAGTAATTCTGATGTCAACTTTTACATTACCTATTCCCGTTGCCGAATTTCGATAGTCTGCCTTGTACCCATTTCCGTTTGGGTCGGTGTTTATTTTGATAAAAACTTCATCGTTTAATTCTGTGAAAGAATCTCCTTCCACAAATACGGTTTGCGATTGAGTAACGCCAACTTGGCTCAAATCAAAGTTGAATGAGCCTGATGCTATAATCGTCTCAGATAAATCAGTAAACAACTTTCGTGCAATGTCAACTCTACCTTCAAAGTTTGAAGTTGAAACTGCTTGGTTTACGGTTAATTCTAAGGTTACAGATGTTCTGAATGTGTCGTTTCTTAATGCGTTAGTTTGATTTACAAAAACATAATTACCCGCTGCGTTATAATTGTACGGAACAAAAGGGCTTTCTTGGCTTAGAATTAGATATTGGTCGTTGTTGTCAAAACCTAAGTTATTGTCATCTTCAAAACAAACCTTGTCGCAGTTTCCCGTGTTTGGGTTAATCAATTGCTCATTACCGAATGAATTAGGGCTAATTGATTGGAATCTACTTAGTATCTGAGTTAAAGACTTAACAGATTTAAACTTTCTTGCTTCTGCTTGACCTTCGGGTAATTCTTGTTTAACTAATGGAATTATCAACCTCTTGTATTCATCCAAATCGAAGAATGAACTTGTGTATGTAAACCCAGCAAATTGAAATATAGCATCGACTAAAGACTTTACGTAAACGGCTGGTCTTAATTCATCAACTCGGAATATTCGTTTCCCAGCAGACGTGAAATTATCCCCATTACCCCAGTGTATCATTGGATAAACGTAACCATCTCCGATTGGAGCTGTCCAACTATCTACTTGGTTTTGAAGTTTTAATTCGTGGTCATATTGGCTTAAATCTAAAAGGGTAATGTTGTTGTCATCTACCGCACTAAGTTCCTTATCTCCTAAGATAGAGAATATGTTGAGCAACTTACCAATAAACACAACCTCATAAGTGTAGGCGTGTCCCTTTTGGACTATCTTACGAAGCTGAACAACTCCAGCCATAACCTCAACACCATCAGATATTACTCGCGCCTCCGCTTTCTTATTAGGGTTAAAATTGACAGAAATATTAGAGATGTTAGCATCGTAATCATTTGAAATGTTAACGTCATAGATATGTCCGAAAAGTTCATCGTTGCTCTTCGTTGCCGGGCATTTAATGGTCTTGGAGTACTCGGTGCTTCTCTTCTCAGGGTTACGGATATCAGCAACCCCATAGTTAAACGAGAAGTCGAAACCCTCGAAAACGTCTAACCTTCTGCCTTCTATTCTAACCTCAACCACGCTGCCTTCTGTTTTTAATTGATTGCTCTATCTCAAATGTGTTCTGCATCAACTTGTCATTTAAGCTGGTCTTTCGTTGTATCTTTCTTTGGTTGATATTGACCGCTATCAGTTGGTTATTATCTTCTAAATAAACATCAGGAGATGTTGCTAAATCTTCCATCCAAAGACTCTCATCTTCCGTTAAATAATCGGTGTTGATGGTTCTCTTTGCTAACGTGGAAACATTGTAATCTGTATTCCCTCTGCTGCTCTTCGAGTACTTGTAAGCAAACCCAGTCCAATCGTGGTTTTGTTGCTCGTATTGGTCGCGCTTGATGTCGGTGTTGATTATCGACTTTTGGTAAAAGTTCATAGCATCATAACCACCTAAAGAGTTCAGCCAAACCAATCGAACTGGTTGGTACTTCGAGCAAGTGTAGTCTACGTTGAAAGTAAACCGCTCAGATGTTTGCGCATTGCTACTATCCTCTAACTGTATGGTGTAACTTGCCGCTCCATTTAAAGCAGTTGAAGGAGTTGAGCCGAGCAGCGTGTCCGTGTAAAGTGATGGGTCGATGTTCCCAATGTCGTAAGTGCCGACTGGGATTCTGAAGTAAATCTTGTCGTAATCATCGGCAACAGAAATATTGTTGGTCACTACTCCATCAGCTAATAATGACCCGGTACCGTTATAACCTGAGTACGCTTTGATGTTGTACTGAGCAGCCGCGAATCTCTCAGGTGCTAAGAAGTACAAATGATAGCTTTGGTTGCTATCTATTCTGATGGTTCTCGGAGAATAGGTCAAGAACTTCTTTGTTGTGCTTGGACTGTTTAGTATCGTGTAATCGTTGTAATCAAACGTCAGCCATTCTAACTGCTTAATTGAGCCATTCCAAACAGATTTCAATGGAAATGTTACGGGTCTAAATCCTTCGCCACTTACATACGTTTCGTTTGCATCTACATCCTCCTCATTTACAGCAAGGTAATATTCTTGGTGCATATTATTCGAGGTCAGAAAACCGTTATGGTTTGCGCCTTGAATGTCTATATCTCCGCTAATCAAACTCTGAAGAACCCTCGAAGGGTCAAAGAATGCCGTTTGGTAATTCGTGCCGTTATTCGCTGTAGTTGGGTAAACTCTAAACCTTCCAAGTTCATTATTAGCTTGGTCATAAACGCGAATTAGAAAACGTACCGTTGGCGTGTTGGTGGTTGTTTTGAACACCCAAACATTGTCGTTGTATGCCGTGTTGTAGTCAACTGGTTCGCCATCAGGAAAGGTTACAAATATTGCCATTATCCTTCTATTAGTTTCTTGATTTCTTCAAATGTCAATTCAATATCTTCTGCAAGTGCCGCCTCAACTACTCCAGCTATTTTAGGCGTTACCTTGTCAAAGGCTGGTTTAATCCAATTCTTCCCTTCTGTTGGGTAGCGCAGTTTCTTGTAGACTATCCACTCCGCCCAACTTTTCCGTTGCTTGTCGGTAAACTGATTATCAGTTCCTCGAAGTCTTGCCAGTACGTTAGGGTAGGTTAACCACTTCTCAATCTCTCCGACAGTTGGCGCATCTTCTCCAGCATCTCGACCCTCATCAAGACTGATTCCGTAGTCCGCCATTCTGATTTGCAACTTGTATATCTGCCCGAACAACTTAACTTTCGGTTGAACATCAACTTCCAATGTTGACAATAAGTTACCCGATGCAATGTAACCCTGACCCTCGCCAGTTCCTAAAGTTGAGCCGCCTTGTAACGAATCAGCTAACGCTTTGGTGTACTCACCCCGAAACTCGTTCAGAGCATCTATCAGTTTATCGAACGCCATTCTGCTTCATTTGGTGGTACTCGTGGTTTTGTTTAGCCTTTTGGAAGGAGATTAAGTTGAGGAACTCCCGTAACGGTAACGCAAAGAAGTAACCCCATTTAGTCGCATCGTTATTTGATAGGTTGTTAACCACGTTCAGCCAACCGTATTTCGATTCAAACGTTTCAACCTTCTTTCCGCTTGTCTCTTTATCTTCTCCGCTTTCCGAACCGAATATTCCAGTATATGTTTGGCGGACATCAGATAATTGCTTAAAAAAAAAGCGGACAACGGCTGAACGATTGTCATTGGTGCTTG